AGCGTATGGCCTACATTATTCTCATTGTCAGGGGATGCTCTCCAAACGGAGCGCCATTCCTCGATAACTTGATCCTTTGATGATTCATCAGGGATCCTTCCCATATAGACAAGCTCATCGGCTTTATCGCCGAGTACTTGCAAAACAAATGATGATAGCTCAGTTGGCAGATTTATCAAATCTGGAAACTTCTCAGCTAAAAGATCGACAATAGCTCGATCCCTATTACTCAACTGGTCGTTGAGATAGGTCATTACCTGTCGTACCCAAGGATTGCCACCTAAGGCAAATCCTACTAATGTACTTCTCAAGTCTCTCGAAGTGGGAAGTCTGACTATTCTTATCGCATTATAAAACTTACTTAGCCTAAGTTGCAAACTTAGACCTAACGGGTTCACACCCGCCCCACCGTAAGAAGTGGGTAATGCTACATAAGCTCTCGCCACGTCTCTGTATTGTTTAGGTACAGCTGATAGTCCTGAAATACCTCTCGAAACACGGCAGTAGTTGATAAAACCACTGACGCTTAACCATCGCCCTTTAGCAGGGGCTTTGGCGGTTGGTATTACTCCATAAGGAGTAACTATCTTTCCAGCAAACTCCGTGAGGAGGTCACTAGTGACGCATTTTTCGTGTGAAATTGGTACGTTTAAGCGCTCCATCATTCCATAATACCGCTCTGCCACTCTCTCATCCGAAATGATGACATCATCTCCAAGGATTCTGTAGGTATCACTTACAGAACAACCCTTTTCGATGAGCATCAGAATAAGATGGTGGGTCAAAGCAAATAGTGTGAAAGATCCATAAAGCCCCATTGGTTGACCTTTTCGATAGGTCAAGAATTCGTCATTACGATAAGACCATTGGGATCTGGCCATCGCTCGGAACTCGCGTACCCAAGGGTACCCCAAACCTTCTAGTAATTCCAACTGTATTTCAAGTGGAAAGTTGTCTGTGGCTGATGATAAATCAACCGCATGAACAACATGTCCTTCAGAAAGTTTCTGTTGAGCCCACTTCTGACCAGAAAACTGGTTAAAAGTACAATCTTGAGGTAATCTCCTCAAAATCTGACTCAACGCTATATGGAGTGGCCTAAAAGCCACTTGAGCTCCAGCTGTTGGAACTGCTACAACTCTCGCCTTAAAAGCCCTCTCTTGAATAATTCTTATAGCCCCGACAAATCGGGGTAGGGGTGCGCCGGGAATAACCGGTACCCCCATATTCTTGAGTATTGGGCTCCAAGGGCCTTCGACCATGGTGGACTCTACAAAAGAGAGAACCCAAGGGTGCCATTCTTTAGCACTCTTACGCCATGGAGAAAGACTAGGTTTGGCGGTATTAAGTCCCGCAAAAGTAAAAGTTTCCTCATACTTTCGATCGAAGATATCCTTCCATTCAGCTATGGAGTCTCCTAGTGCATAAGCACAGGATTCCCACAACTGGTGGCAAAGATCC